CTTTTGGCAAGCCAGACAATCAGTATTATCAAGAGCCGGTTTACGACAACAGCGACAACTTTGGCCTAATCGACCCAGAAACAGGGCTCGATAGTCCAGATGGCGTTCCAGATAACCCAGGCAAGATCCTGTACTACAAGCCGCAGCGCACAGGCTACCGCCAGAACTTCAGCAATAACTTTGGCATCACAGCCACCTTCTCCATCCCTTTGGATCGTGGACCGATTGAGCTTTGCAAGCAAGCGGCCCGTCGCCAAGTCGAGCTATACGAACAGGCGCTGGCTGACAAGCGGTTGAACTACGAGGTTGCGCGACTTAAGGCATGCTCGACCGCCCTGCGTGAGGGTTATGGCTTTGCCAAGACCTCACCGTTTTATTCGATCTGCGCTGATGTCGTCCTAAAACCCAAGCCGGTAGAAGGTCACACGCACCAGATCATTTACCCAAAGCCCGTCTTAGATCGCGAATGGCTTGATTCCGGTGACGCTGCACCGCCCGCCGCTCCTGTAAAGATTCCTGTTTTGCCTTACGGCCAAGCTTCTGATTGATCTTCTTCACCACCTTCTTCGTCAAAGGCTTTGCCAGCTTCTGCAACACTGATGCAATCGGTTTGGCAAAGATGGCCACGGTCGTTGCTGCAGCTGCAGTCAGGCTCACCGAAACCAATGGTCCAGCCTCGGGCAAATAGTTATTTACGACCTGCTGAACAGGCACTGAAGCCCAAACCTCCTTGCACTCCCCGTCAATTAGCTCATAACCATTAAGTATCTGATTGCCCAGTTTCGAGAAGCTACCGATTTCCTTCGCGCCAAAGGGTGGGCAAGGTGTGGTGTTTGGGGGCAAATTTGGAGCGTCAAGCCCGCCACTTGACCTTGGAAGAGCTGCGTCTTGAGCCGGACTTGAAACCTCCGGCTTTTTTATGTCCGCCTTTGGTGGAGCAACCCAAGTAAAGTCCCGTGGCCTGTAATCCGGCGCTTCATAAATAGGTACCGCTCCATCACACAGCGTGACGTTGCCTTTTGGGTCATCTTCAAATGTTTGAACGCCATCGCCTTTGACGATTCTTGCCCGCACACAGCCAGGCATATCAATAACTGGAAACGCTGCAGACGTGACTGGTGGTGCTGCTGGTAAAACAGGTGGTGGAATCGGCTGACCTACAGAGATCCTTGGAACGCCGATTGCTTTTACTCCGATCTCAGGAATCTCCGGCATGAAGTCAGAACGGTTTACAGCAGGTCAGCTCTGGATCGAACGTAACCGCAGACGTGA